TATCAAAAAATTTTTAAAAAGTCAAGAATTTTTCTCACTTTTTCTTTTTGATACTCTATATCTTTTATGAATATATTATAACAAAATTTTTTAAAAATTTCAACTTAATGTTGAAAATAATGCGGGTAGGGATTTGCACCCTACATGAGAATGATTTTTTTCAATGCTGCACTGTCTCAACAAAGCTGTTCCTACTTGTGAGTCATTCTCTTGCAGTCCTCCGTCTACCTATTCCGCCACCGCATTATGTTTGTTACATAAATATTATATCAAAAATTTTTTAAGATTTCAACTTGAGATATTCATCTTCAGTAATAATCTTTACGCCTAGTTTTCTAGCGTCCGCACTCTTCCCTGTTGTACTATTTTTATCGTTACAAATAAGATAGTCGGTCTTAGAAGAGACTGATCCGGTAACTCGTCCACCAAGAGATTCAATTTCTTTCTTAATTTCATCTCTTTTGCGGGAGAGCTTACCAGTAATCACGAATGTTTTTCCTTGAATTGCGGCGGCTGGTACTTCTTCAGACTGACTCTCTTCCTGCACAAAAATAACGAATCCCGCATCTACAATTTCATCGGCTTCAGTGTAGTCAAAATCATTAATAGCTTTTTCCATTTCATAACCAAAGCCATCTATATCAGACCACTTCCCGCCTACCGCTTTTCTAAATTCTTCCCAAGTAGGATACAACTCTGCTATTGTTTTTGCAACTCTCGTTCCCACAAGAGGTATACTAAGACCGCTGATGAAAGACTCGAGCTTAATGCATTTCCGCGTTTCATTAATTCTGGTGAGGATCCTGTCAACAGAAGCTGGACCAAAACCATCTTTTGATATCCACTCAGTTCTATATCTGCCAAGTCTAAAAATGTCTGAAAGTCTGGCGATATATCCCCAATCAAGGAGCTTTTCAAGTGTCTTTTTTGATAATCCATTAATTTTAATCCCCTTATCTCCACAAAAATGGTCAAGTATGTTAATTGTCTTTCCGCTACATTGAGGGTTTTCACAAACAAAATTTAGAACTCCACTTTCACTCTCAGATATTGTGAGCGGCTTTCCGCATACTGGACATACTTGAAATTCATCTCTTGGGAAAATTAAATCTTCATTGTTAATTACTCTAAAAATTTCTGAACGAGTAACTTGTGGTATAATCTGATTACATTTACATACCCAAATCTTTTGTCCTCTACTAGGACTATCTCCAAGAATTTGTCTCATTACTGATACATTATGTAGAGATGCTCGTTCAATTTCTGAACCCTCTAACCAAACTGGTTTAAATATTGCAACGGGTGTAAGAATACCTGTTCTTCCTAAGCTCAATTCTATATCTAATAATTCTGTTTCAACTTCTTCGTCTGAAGGCTTAAAAGCTACTGCATTTAAGAAGTGATGAGCTGTTGAACCTTTTTCATCTCCTACAAAAAGGTCATCAATTCTCCATACAACACCATCACAAGGGATACCTTTTTCTTCTGCTTCTGTTAATAAAGTTTTATTAATTTTATTAATTTCTTCTGCTTCAATTTTAGTACGATCAAGAGCCAAAGCAGGAACAGTAGTAAAACCAAGATAATCAGCTTCTTGCATGTTGTAATGATAATACCAAGTCGAACCACCGCCAATAACATCCCAAGCAATAAAACTTAATCTTCTTTCTTCGACAATAGAAAGATCAAGGAGGGAGAGAGCACCACTCGCCGCATTTCGAGGATTTTTAAATTCTCCATTTTGATTGATAATATCAAAATCCTTCTGAAGAATTACTGCCTCACCGTCTATAATATAAGTTCCAGTTTTTGCTATCTTCAAAGGAACGTTTAAAAAGTGTTTAATATGTTCAGTGATATCCGCACCTTCATATCCATTTCCTCTTGTATTTGCGGAAACTAGTTCTGTATCTTTATAAATTAATCTAACAGATAAACCATCGCACTTAATAGATGCAATCAAATCATCAGAACTATCAAAATCAATAATTTCCTGTGCGGAGTGTACCTTGTCCAGACTAAGCATCAGCTTCCCGCTTATCTTAATTTTCTTTAATTCAGAAAGAATAGGGGCACCTACATTAATAGTTGGAGAATTAGAATAAATTATTTTCATCTTTTGTTCCAATTCTTTTAATTTATCTAATTTCTTATCAAATTCAGCATCTGTGAGAGGAGATTCTCCTCCATTATAATAAAGTTTACTTGCTTCATTAAGTTCATCTACTAATTTTTTCATTACATTGGAATCCATACTGACACACTCCTTATATATTCTTCTGCTTGTTCTATTGTTAAATATTTAACTTCTTCATAAGGACACCATTTATTATATTTTATACATAATTCTTTCCATTTTTCTTCATTCATATAAATATCCTTTTATTTTTATTATATATATATTATAACAAAATTTTCATATAAAATCAAAAAAAATAGGAGATAAACAATTAAGTTTATCTCCCTATGCATTGTCGCTTTTCTTCTTTAATCTAATATATTTTTCTCATAAATTCTAACTTTTGTAACTTGACTATTCCATTCTTCACATGCTGAAGAAACAGTTCCGCTTCTCTTTACAGATGCAATAAGTGCGCTACTGTCAACAATAAACTCACTACAACATCCGTTTATAGTGAAGATATTAGAACTGTCTGTGTCTTTATCGGCTTTCGCATCTCCCATAATACAAGGGATAATCGTGCCATTTTCCAACATTAAATCGAAATATTGACCTATTTCAACATTAAAATAAGAACCTAATGCCACACAAAATCTACCATCTACTTGACGAATGCCATATCTTCCAGTATAAGCATAATTAGATTGAATTTTGTACTGCATGGAACTTGTGCTTGTTATGGCTTCATACCCCATATAAGATTTAAAATCTTCGTGGTTCGGGATGCTAATCTCATTATATTTACATTTCGTATCAGATATATATTTCTTTGCCATATAAGCAATACCACTATCATATTCAATTTTTACCCATTCATCATCATATATAGTATATCGAATCGGGGTATTAAAATCATATGTTGTTAAAACAGTAGTATTGACACTTGGACTAAGTCTCACACTGACTCTTGTATTTGTCCAGCCATCATAATAAATTTCCTTTGTTTCAACTTCAGTTTCACTTTCAACTTCAGTTACAGCCTCAGTCTCGATCTCTGATTTTGACTCTGGCTCTTTATTTTCTTCCTCGATTGAGACTAAAGGAACTACTGTCAGCTCTTCTGCCTTGGCCATCGGCATAAAAGCCACCTGCTCGTCAATTACAGATGTATTTTCAACAACATCAGAAGACTCTCCACTCATAACCCCTATCCCCGCTAAGCACGCAAGTGCCTCAAGTGAGAGGATTCCTAATGCGAGCCACCTCTTTATTTGTTTAATCATAATCTTTCCTTTCCGAAGCGACAATAAATATACAATATTATTTGAATTTTATTAATATTTATTTTTTATATTTTGCCCAAATAATATTATAAAATTATTATATCTTATAATATTTATAATATATATTAATATATATTATATTATATAATATATTATATCAAAAATTTTTTAAAAAAACAAGTGGGAAGCACCACTATATTTAGGTGCTTCCCGCATATTTTAAATCTTTGTAACACTAAGTACTCGATTATTTTTTACCATTACATTTCCTGTCGCAATCTTTCCTACAAGAGGAACCTCTTTAGCAGACACGCAAATTGATGAATGATTACCTGTAATCAAGATATTATCATTATCATCTAACATAACGGCTCCTACTACATCACCTGTGCTTTCAGTAGGCTTATATATATATGTACCCTTTCCGCCTTTGTTCTGGATAGGGAACTCTTCAAGTTTAATCTTTTTACCTAAACCATTAACCGTAAAAACACCAACTGTATCTGTTGTTTTGTGTATTGGTAGTGCAGCAACGACTTCATCGTCTTCCGCCAACTTAATTGCCTTTACACCCATAGTAACTCGACCAACTGCACCTATTCCTTTTGTTCCGAATTTGATACTCATACCCTTCTTAGTAATTATAATTATATCTTCTTCGTCTTGGAAAATAACATCAACAACTGAGTCATTCTCCTTAATATTCAATGCAGCAATACCTGTACTTCTCTTAGTCTTCATATACTCTTCAAGATAAGATTTTTTAATCATACCTTGCTTTGTTATGAAAATAATAAATTTTGGAGTTGTTTTTCTGTGTAGTGAAGTAATAGCAATTACTTTTTCATTCTGTTCAAGCTTAATTAAACTTGCAATCGGCACCCCTCTTGTTGCATTAGTCCCGTCTGGAACATTATCAACTATCATACGATACATTTTGCCTTGATCTGTGAAGAACATTAATGTATCTATTGTGTTTGTTTTGATTACGTCAAGGACTGTATCATCTTGAGATTTTACCCCTTTTCCGCCCTTCTTCTGCACCTTAAAATTAGTTGCGGGAACTTTTTTAATCAAACCCGTTTGTGTTGCCACTACAACAACATCTACTGGAGTAACTTCCGCGATTTCTTTTTCCTCTGGCTTAAGGTCAATCTGCATTAACTCAGTTTTTCTTCCTTCTTTACCATACTTTTTTACAAAAGCGTTAAATCTTTCTAAATAGATTTCTTTTCTTTTATTTACGCTATTAATAATTTCTTCACATTTCTCTACTGTTGAAGTTAGCTCTTCTTTTTCATTATTAAGTTCAATTTTTTCTAAATGTGCTAATCGACCTAACTTCATATCTACAATAGCTTTTGCTTGGCGTTCTGTAAAACTATATTTTTTAATTAAATTTTGACAAGCAGTAGTTGCACTTTCGCTTGATTTGATAAGCGAAATAATATTGTCAATATCTTCTAAAGCCTTAATAAGACCAGTTACAATCTCCAATCTAGCTTTGGCTTTTGTTAAATCAAATTCATATTCTCTTTGAATACAATCATAATTATGTTGAAGATAAATATCTAAATATTGTTTAAGATTTAACAATTCAGGCGTCTTACCCACTAGAGCGAATTGGTTTGGTGAATAAGATTTTTGAAGATTAGTTTTTCTATACAATTTATTAAGAACCGATGCTGGATTCTCGTCGCATTCAATTTCAATTAAAAGTTTCTTTTTATCACTCTTATTAAGAATATTAGAAATACCAGTTAATTCATCTTTTTGAATTAAGTCTTTTATCTGTGCAATAAATGGTTCTACATAAACTTGATAAGGGATTTCTGTAATTAAAATGCTGTTCCCTTTAATTTCTGCTTTTCCTCTTAAAACAACCTTTCCTTTACCAGTTTTATAAATAGCAGAAAGATCTTTTCTGTTAATAATAATGCCCCCGGTAGGGAAATCTGGAGCAATATCCTCATAATCTATTTCTCCTGTTAAAAGATAGTTATTTATGATTCGCGCAATATCAGACAAATTATGAGGTAACCATACATTGGCGATTGTACTACCAATTCCTTGACAACCATTAATCATAAGTCGTGGCATCAATGCAGGGAATACCTGAGGCCATTCCTCATCTTCACTGAAGTTTTTAATCATTGGAACATTATGTTTTTTAATATTTCCTAATAATCCTTCTTCTGTTACCTTAGCAAGGCGGGCTTCGGTATATCTGCTTGCGGCTGGTTCTCCACTAATTTGAATAGAACCATTTGCTCCATGCCAATCTACTTCTGGAATGTTATTAATCCAAGATTGCGACATTCTAGCAAAAGTTTCATAAATTGCAGTATCTCCGTGTGGCCACCAGGCAGCTATTACACCGCCGCTTATCTTGGCTGATTTAACATGAGGTTTATTACTTAAATATCCTTTTGTAAACATCTCCCAAAGACATGCTCTCTGACCTGGTTTTAATCCATCACGAGCATCAGCAAACGCACGTTGACAGTTAACTTCATATGAGAAATCAAGAAAGTTCTGTCCTAATTCTTTTGTTATATCCATATTATCCATATTAATCAATATCATTTGCCTCCTCTGCGTGTTCTAATAAATAAGCTCTTCTAGGCGGAACACTTGGTCCAAGTAGAGTTTCAATTAAAATAGCAGCTTTCTTTTCATCTTCTACTACTAATTGAGCAATATTACGAGTCTTAGGATCAAGTAATGCTTCATTAAGCTCGTCACTGTCTTGCTCACCTAGACCCTTATTTCTATTTACCTGGAACTTTTCTCCCTGATGTTGAAGCTTATATTGTTCAAGTTCATTTGCATCTTTTAAATAAACATATTCATTTTTCTTTGTTGTAATTCTAAATAAAGGTGGCATAGTAGTATAAATATGTCCATTTAATATTAACTCTGGACATAACCACCAAAACATTTCGATTAAAAGATTCCTGATACTAGCTCCATCTGGATCCGCATCTGCACAAAGAAGAATTTTGCCATATCTAAGTTTCTTTGTGTCGTAGATAAGCTTATGTGTTGTTGGATTTAAATCTAATCCAATTGCTTTAATAAGATTCACTACTTCTTGATTTGCGAAAATCTTTTCAGTAGAATTCTTATAGGCTGCAATCATTTTACCCCTGATTGGGAACACCGCATGAATTTCTGAATCCCTACCTTCTACAAGCCCAGAAGCAGCACTATCACCCTCAGCAATTAGCAACTCACACTTAGTTCTGTCCTTCCCCCAACAGTCAACTAGTTTAGTTGGCATATTAAGAAGCTGGTCTTTTTTTGTTTTTGGCTTAACATTTCTAGCCGCGTCCCTAGCCTTTTTAGCGGCTTCTCGTGCCTTTCGCGCACTAACAGCCTTATCAAAGATAATCTTAATATCTTTTTCATTAGCCGCCAACCAATTCTGAATACTTTCAGATAAAATTCCCGTGAATGGAGTCATATCTAGCTTAACAATTCTAGATTTAGTCTGTGCGTCATAACTAACACCAGGAGCAGTAATATTAAATGCGATTAACATTCCCTCTTGGATGTCGCCACCTTCAAGTGTTTTATCCTTATCCTTAAGCCACCCCTTATCCTTGAAAAATTTATTAAACTCTCTTGTGATAGTTGACTTAACCTGAGTAATATGCGGACCGCTATCTGTCTCACCATTATTAACATAAGAAGTCATATTTAAAGAATAATTAGTTGTATATGTTAATACAAAATCTAATTTATTCTTACCTTCCCCAAAGTTAATATTTAACCTATTATTAATAATTTCATTATCTTTAACAAAATCATCTACGAGGTCATTTAAACCATTTTTAGACGCGTATGTAATTTTATCCTTCCCATTATGTGTTAGATTAATAGTTAATCCTGTACATAAACAAGTAAGCACATGGAACATTTTCTTGATTCTTTCTACATCAATTTCTGTGTGAGTAAAAAACTCTGCACTCGGCTTCCATTCTACAATGGTGCCAGTGTGAAACTCACCCTGTTCCCCTATTTCTCTCTTGTCGAAAACGCCTTCAACAAAATGGATATGCTCACTTTTGCCTTCACGGTAAGTAGTTACATCAAGATGATTTGATAAGAAATTCGTTAATTTACTACCAATTCCGTTAAGACCCAATGCAGTTCCTTCATAGACGCCGTCTTCAGAGAATTTGCCAGATGTATTTAAAACATCAAATGATGCCTGAAGAACAGTCTCTCCATCCTCTCTTTTTACATTGACAGGAAAGCCCTGACCAAAATCTTCAACTCTACAAGAGCCATCATCTTTATAGTCTACATTAATTGTATCACCATGACCAGCACTAAATTCATCAATTGCATTAGATACAATCTCGATAAGGAGCTGAGTACTATATTCGGTTGAACCGCAATACACGCCTGGGCGAAGACGGGTAAATGCTAATGGACTTAAACTCTGGATTGAGTCATCATTATATAAATTTTCACTCATCTGTATAATTCCTTTCTTTTTCTTTATTTCATATATTATTATATCAAAATTTTTTCTAAAAAGCAAGTTTTTTATCGGTGTTTGTAATTTTATTAGACTAAAACGAATTAGAGAAATAAAATCATTTAAATCTTCATATTTTATACTGATTGTTACTTGCGAAGGTCTGCGGCCTCCTCATACGGATGTTAAAAACTTTTTTCAATTTCGTCTGTCCTTTTCTAATTTTGTCCTCACAGAGTAATACTCTTGCTTTTTGTATAATAATTATATCATATTTTTTGATAAAAAACAAGAGTGTTTGTAATTTTGTGAACTACAGCTAAAAATAGACATAAAAAAATGCGGGAAGGTATAATACCTTCCCACATATATTATAATTTCTTAGTATAACCAAGATTAATCCAGCCTAAACCAGACTTAAGACGGCCCCAACCATTCTGTATTTCAACGATTGTGTACACGCCTTTGTCTGTAATGGCGCCAGTCTTACGCGAAACCGCAGTAGGTTTCTGTCTAACATTAAGAGCATCAGCTGTCACCTGTACTAAGAATGCATTCTTGTTAGCTATCTGAGTTGTTACTGAGATACCTGCAACAGAATTTCCCATTTTTACATAAGATGGATTGCCGAGGTAAATCCAACCGGCTCCGCTCTTAAGATGGCCCCAATCTTCTGATACTTCAGTAATAGTAAATCTACCAAGACCTGTTACTTTACCTGTTAAGTCTCCATCTGGAGTTTTTCTAATATTGAGGTCAGGTACTATTACATCGACAATAAAAGGCACTTCAGGATGACTGAAAGAATTACTTGCTGTGTTTTCTGTAGCTACAGCTGGAGCCGCAGCAGGTGCTGTAGAACTACCAATTTTTACATAAGACGCATTAGCAAGATAAATCCATCCAGCTCCGCTCTTAAGACGGCCCCACTCATTGTCGCTTGATACTTCAGTGATAGTGAATCTACCGATACCTGTTACATTCCCAGTTACGTCGCCATCCGCGCCTGTTCTAATATTAAGGTCTGGTACAATTACATCAACAGTAAAAGGTACTTCCGGTAAAGTACTATTAGTAGTAGTTGCTGGCGTTACCGGAGCAGGTGCTGGACTTCCGAGCTGAGCTGTTACTTTACTAGCTAAATCACCCATACGTGCCATCATCCAGTCACCTGGACAAGCCTTAGCCGCAAACCATCTATGGACTGTTAAGAGCATTTCATTAGCAGCTGGCTGATATGCTAATGCTCTTGTTTTATCATCAATCCAAAGTAATTTTGTTTTGCCATAACGCTTGCAAATATCAACACAAAGCTTAACTAGCTTATCATATACTGCATCATTAAAAGCGTAAGGCGCGGTTGCGTCAGAGGCACATTCAATAGTGATAGCTCTCTGGTCATTCGCATTGCTTGAAGAGCACCAAGAGCGGTTATCTTCGTCCACGACAAGACAAACGCGACCATCTCTGCCAATACCATAATTGCAAGATGCTTCTCTTCCCGCAGGGAAGCAATTTCCAATACCTTCTGCAGTAAGCTGACCTACTACACAATGAGGTGTGATACGGTCTACTGAATGAGTACGCTGCCCGCTATGGTTAGGACTTTTAATTGTACAATCTATAAGACTTGAATTTCCCATATTTACTTCTCCTTTTGTTTTATTTAATGAAAAATTATCATATTTGGTAAGATTCCAATTATCTATAACTTTATAGACATTTGAAACATAATCATTAGAGGTTGCATATCCTGCATCCTTAATACTTTGAAGATACTCAAGAGGGGTTTCCGCAGTTTTTACATTAGCATAATTAGTAATATTGAGAAATTCATAATATCCTTCAACCCCTTGTTCCATTGTATCAAAGTTATACCATTGGTCAGTTATTGCATAGTAGCTACCATCTATCTCTTGTTCATAACTACCATCAATAAAAGTTCCATTATTAACAGTAAGTCTATTTGGTCTATACTTAAGACCAAAATAATTATGATGCTTTGCTTTTTCGCTTGTGCCATATGCAGACTCTAAACAGGCTTGGGCGATAGCGGGAGACGCTACTTTAAAGCCATATTTTTGTGCATATTTGACACAATATGGAGCAATCGCAATAATAAACTCTTGCGGTGTCATTAAAGCCTCCTTCTAGCCACGATTATTACTTAATTCTTTTTCTTTATCTAACATAGCTAATTCATAAACTATTCCATTTTGAGTATTCTCTGCTTTTGATTTAGCGATATAAATACCATAAGAAAGTGTTTCACCCATTACCGCACCAATTAATGTTATGAGCGGAGTAAAATCTGGCGTAAGACCGTACATAAAAGCTAAAGAGAAACTTTTTATAGTAACCCAAGCAATAAATCCTTCTAAGATTGTGAAATTAATAAATAGAAAAACCAATAGGCGTTTACTCCATGGAGTCTTCTTTTTTGTTTTTTTAACAAGAGTTTCCTGTTCTTCTTTTATTTTATTCTGTCGTTCTATAAGAGGGCGCTCCTCTTCCCATATACTCTCTTGTAAAGTCACATCTTTTTCTAGTTCTTTTAAGTATTTTGTTTTTAAAGTATTCAAGATTTTTTTCAACTTTTTCTTCCCTCCTTTTTATACACGCAAAATAGGCTCTCTATAGAGAGCCTAAATTGGTATTATTTTATTTTTTTACATTTTTTCAGCAATTTGAGCAATACGACTGCGGTGAATTGTCTTTAGCTCAACTTCGCCGTAGAATGGCTCCCCTCTAAAGACTTGAGAGACGCGACGCATACCATTATGGGCGCCCGCATACATGGACATATCAACTTGGTGTGAAAAATCTCCATCGATGATACATTTACTATCTTCTCCAATTCTTTGAAGGGCTAATCTCATAAGTTCGATATCTAAATTCTGTGCTTCAGAAATATAGATCACTGCATTCATGCCAGACGTATCATAGCCGCGGATGTCGCTCATAGGGAGTAAAATCAATTTCCCCTTGTCAACGAGTTCTTCCACTATCATTCTATCTCCAAGTTTGCTCTCGAGTAAGTTACCTATTTGACTATCGAGTAGTTTCTCTGTTCTTGACCCAGGATAGAACCCAAGCTTAGCTGAGCCTTTTGTTGCAACTGTATTACAGAAAATAATAATTTTATCTACTTCACCTTTATCAAGCATATTGAACATATGACTGAATGCTAGGAAACTTTTACCGCTTCCGGCTGGACCTCTAAGCATCGTAATCTGATTCTTACTTAAACTATCCAAGGCTATCTTCTGATAAACGTCATTATTAAATGGAGTAACTTTGCCAAACATCTTAGATTCCGCTTTGCAAAATGGTATTTTTATATAACCATCTTTTGTCCACTTGTATTCATCAATAACTTTATTAGTGCTATCTGTAATTAACAAGTATTCATTAATTTTTAGTTCGTAGATATTTTCTTTGTGTATAATAATTTGTTCATAGAAATTTGCCAATTCATTATCATTCATATAAACTTCTTTATACCCAGTATAGTCGTCTTTATCTTCAGTCAAAGCGAAATCGGTTGGGAGCCCCACCACCCCAGCCAATGCCTTACAAGCAAGGTCAGAGGTGATAAAAATAATATCATTATGTTCCTTCCAATAGCAGTAAGCGCTGCAGATAATGCGACTATCATCACTCTTAGGGAGATTAAACTCCGCAATAAAATCATCGAAGTTGTGGGGGAAGATAATTTCGTATTTATCTTCATTTTCGATAAGTAAATGTAAAACTTTTCTAGCTGCCCATTTAGTATCTTCATCTTTAGTTCCAGAGGTTTTTATTTGCTCTAATTCTGATAATGTTATATTAGAGATTAAAAACTTAGATTTGAATGCATCCTGTTGTAAATCCAACAGACTATTTGTATCAAAAAAATTCGTCATTCATATCCGCCTTTCTTATGGGATTAGTTTTAACATATATATATTAAAAAATGTCATTATGAATTAACCTTTTTTGCCTTATTTCGCTCAAACGCTTTTAATGTAATATCTCTATCCCATATGGAGCGTTTAAGCTCAAAATCCATATTATTAATAATGTCAGTTAATTTATTTACTTTTTTTATATATAAGCTCATCTGTCTATATGCGGCGTGCGCGGTAGGAGAATTTGGGTCCCAATCCTTGTAACACTCACACTGTTTAACAAACTTTCTAGTTTGTTCGGCTTTTTCTTTAGCCACCTTCCGCTCATATTTAAGTGCTTTGATTGTCGCTCTTGCTTCTGCGAATGCGCATCCTGCGAACTCAGAAGCGCTATTTGCGTCGTCTGGGTGAAGTCTCGCTATACCTTCGAATTGTATTCCCAGATGTTCCATTACAACAATAGAAATACCAGTCTCTTTATTGAATGTACTAGATATAAATTTCATAACCTTTATCCTTTCTTTTAAAATGTTATTCTATGTATATATATATTATATCATAAAATTTTGTCGAAGTAAAGTCTTCTGCATTTTTTACCAAAAAGATTTGAAACCAAAAATCGAAACAAAAAAACTGCAATGGGTATGCGCAAGGTGATAAGGGGCGCAAACGACTGCAACCATAAAAAATAGGTGGCATATGAGCCACCTATTAAGTATTCTTATAATTCATATTCATCAACCAATTCTAAGAAATGAGTAGAACTTTCCCCTTTTATTACATAGTAGATTTTATCAAATCCCTCTGCAAATGATGGTCTAGTAAATGAACTATACATTTTTTTAATTTCTGAAACAGGAACAAAAGAACGCCCTTTTCGAGTGTTATTCTGAGCGATTGCCGTTTCCAAACCAGGATTTACAACAACAGCTATAACAGCAACATCTTTAAGACTGGTTCCTAATGCCCTTAATATTTTTCCGCGGGAAGCCTCATTTAAATGAGTTGCGTCAAGAACAGTATCATCATTTTCCTCTAAAGACTTCTTTGCTTGAGAAACATATTCTCTCCATACTTCTTTTTCTTTTGAGAAATACTCTTCTCCTTCTTTTAATAAACTAAAACGAATAGCATCGCGGGAGATAATACTATGTTTTGGACTTAAAGCTGCTTCGTGGTTCGCTAACAATGTACTCTTGCCTGAACCAGGGATTCCTACCATTAAAATTAATCTTTTTGACTTTTTTACACTCTCTATCATATACTAAACTCCTTAATAATAAATAATTTTATTTTTGGTTATATATATTTTAATTTCCATTATCTAACTCAGAAATTAAATTCTGTAAATTTTCCCATTCGTGATTGCTCACCTTATCTCTCTTGAAAATTCCATACTCTTTTTTTCGAGTACCTTCAGGAGTAAAATTATTTCCATAAAATTCTTCTAGGAATTGATGATGCGCATAATGTGTAAACTGTTTACACTCCGCGTGGTTTGTCTCCCTCCCGCAATTCAAACACCATAACTTCTTTAGATGCCCTGCTTTTCTTTCTTTGCCACCTTTTCGCCATACAGGGAGTCCTTTCGTTCCACAAATACAGCAATAAAAATCACTTATTATTAAATTCTTTCCCATAAAAAATCACCTCATTTATTTATTTTATATATATATTATAATATATTTTTTTATAAAAAGCAAAAATGCGGATTTTACTCCGCATTTTTGCTATCAATCTATTTAATAATAAATTGACTTACTTCTAGTATAAAGTATATCTAATTAACCATTATGCTTTGTTAAATAGATACGCGATACATTCTTAAATGAGAGATTTGGGTCAGCTACATTTCTATAAACGTAACCTTCTCTTGCCCCGTGTGCGCCCTTTGCTTCACATGGACCGTCCGCGCTCTTCTTAAATTCTTCAAAGTCATCTGGAAGGATATAGTTCTCATCAACGATAGGAACCCACTCGATACCGTACTGTGCAGTTAAGTCTCTTGCTTCTACGCTACCCCATCTTCCCTTCACAGAGTCGATAAAGTTATATCCAAAGAATCTTAACTCACCAAACTGATGAGGATTACCCTGTATCTTTTCTCCATTTTCAGAAAGTCCCGCAGTCTCTCCCTGTAATGCCACATATGTCCACTCTGGGTGGTCATTAAGCATCTTCTCAAGAAAATCTCTGATATGGAACTTATTTTCTACCTGCCAATAAACATTCTCAGTATTGAAGAATGTCTTCTGGTCTGGAGTAAGCTGTCTCACATTTCTGCTACATACATAGAACTCTCTTTTGTTGAAAGGCTTTCTTTCAAGGACAAAAAGAGTAGAAGTTCCATCAATCTTTGTAGTTTTTACGAATGGAGTCTTAACATCAAGAATCCAAGCCATGTTCTCACATCTCTCCTCATCAGACTTATGAACGAATGGGAACTGAGTAGGGAAGGCTGTAGCCTTAACTGTCTTAGATCCGCCCCAGATAGTCTCAAAGAACCAACGAAGGAACTTATTCTTCTTAACAACTTTTCCATACTTCTTAGCAAACTTAGGATGACGAGACAATGCTGCATTAAGCTTAGCGTCAGGGTGAACTTTTGCCTTTCTTTTGTTATCTTCAGCTACTGCATAAGTAACACCAAGCTTCTTTGTTAAAAATTCACCTTCCTTAAGAGAATCCCAACCAAAATCTTGAGCTGACATGAGTAAACCCTGTGAATAGAAATAACCAGTTGGAGTTTTATACTTTTGAGTTTTTATGCAATAATGCTTTGGAGCCAAGAAAGCAAAAGGCTCTGTCTCAGGTGTTTTAGAGTCTATTTCAAAATATATTCCTAAATCTCCTGGATTAAATTGACCTTTACGAGTCATTACAGTCCAGCCTCCAACAACAGCACATTCAACTCGATCTCTGCCTTCAATAGGTTTAATATCATCAATTTTTACAACATAACATAATTGTCTAGTTCCTGTATTATCTAACATATTATTTTCTCCTTTTTTATTATATAAATATTATATAATATTTTTTATAAAAAATCAAGTGAATAAAAATGAAGTAGTATTTAATAATAAATCTTCTAAACATAAATTATCATAATGTGTATAAGGAATTCTTATCAAAGGAATTTGATGTTCTTTACAATAATTATTTTTTATTTGGTCACTTTTTTGTCTTAATTCAAAATCTTCTTGAGATTCAACCCAACCATCAAAGCTATCTTCAAAATGTTGTCTACCATCATATTCAATTAAATATTCAAGGATATTTTCTTTATTAAAAATAGCGAAATCAAATTTTGCAGGATTGGTAGTAATTATACAATCAGAAAAAGTAAATTCTTTTTTATAATTAATATTATTTTCTTCTAAAATTTCTTGTATTTTAAATTCCCCTTTAGAACGTTCACATCCATCTCCTAATCTAACTCCAGCTCTAAGTACAGTTCCTTTAACAAAACTTATTCTTTTACATTTAATACATTGACATTTCCAATAAAGTCCTCTATATTTTTGCTGTGTTTCTGATAGTTCATTTCGATCCAATACTGGTTCTAAAGCAATTAAATTACCAAAAGATTGACCTTGAATACTATAATCAGGACCTCCTTGTTGTCCTTTATATTCTATTCCATTTCTTTTAAGAGCTTCTCTAAAACTTCCTCTATCACAATGCAATGTTTGTGCTATCCATGTTTTAGATTTTTTCTCTTCAATCCATTTTAAAATTTGTTCTTTATTTTCTTGTATTAATACATCAAGATTCTGACGTGGCATTATTATTATCCTCCTTATATTTTATTGTATAATTAGCGTTTTTTCCTTGCCCTTCTTTTATTAAGATAATTCCTTTTTTAGCAAGGTTATTTTTAGTTCGATTAAAACTACCAATTAAAGTAGTTTCACTTTTACCTAATACTTTACATACTTCTTGTAACGTCATATATTGTTCCTCCTTTATTATATATTATTTTTGTTTAATCATAATGTTTAAACTTTGTCCAAAAAAATGCAGAATATCTTTGATATTCTGCTTAAAAATCAAAGGCGGGCGCCGGACCTAGCACTATTATTCTCTAGGCTGGATCCCGCCTTTTATTACTTAATCTTTATGTATTTTAATTAAACTATCATAAGTGTTATCTGTTTCAAAATATTTATTCAAATCTAAGACCGAAGTGTTGAATAACATCACTTTATCACTCTCATCAAAGCGAGGGTAAACGCGATCTGCATGATAGTGACCCCAACACCATAGTTTATAATCCAATTCCCGCTCTATCTCACCCAAATATCTCTCCATTGATTTATCAACCATACTTTGGTCAACAACAGAAAGAAATAAATCAGTAGGTTCATAGCATACAGGACAAGTATGGCTTAATACTATATCCCATTTAGGACACTCTTGAACTATCATTTTTCCAAGAGCCATTTCATCATTGCTCATCTGTTCATCTGGGAACCAAGACCAGCCACTGTATATTCTGTGGTATTTATCAACAGAATAAGCGCCAGGTAAGGTTAAAACTGAATGACCATTGATATTATAATGAGATGGAATATCTGCTGCATACTTGATATATGGGTATGCCTTTTCTACATATACCTCCCCGCCAAAGAAAGATTGAATTTCCCAATCCTGCGGGTGCTGACAGTAGATATTACTTGGACGTTCTTCGTGATTCCCGCGGATTACAAAGTAAGTTAAATTATATTTTCCTAACTTTTGTTTGAAATTTCTATCACGATGGTCGAAAAAATAGTTAGCTCCAAAATCCCCCAAAACAATGAGAACGTCTCCTCCGTGAATATGGCGGGATTCGTCCTGTGAAGAATTCATCTGGGTACAAAAATCACGGACTGGTTTGGAATCCCCATGAAGATCGCCCATTATATAAACATTAGTTTTATTCATTAAAATCTACCTCCCCCCCTTTTTACTGTTCTACCCAATAAGAAAGACCTGTAATCAAAGCTCCAGAAGCCTCTGGGTAATGCTCTGCGCAGTAATCATAAACCATAGACCATCTATCACTGTGCATATACTTAGAATCCCTACACTCTTCTAACATCGCGAGAAAATTCATATCGTTGCTATGATTGATTATAAACTGATTAGCCATTATGATCTCAGCTGTGTAATTATGATTTTTCATCTTCCGCCTCCTTAATTCACAAATAAAACTTTATTTAAAATTACAATTAACAAATATCGATTTCTTTCATTTGATATATATATTATAACAAAAATTTATAAAAAAATAAAGAGTGGAGAAAATCTCCACTCTTAAAATTACTTTCTTGTAGGCACAATAGCGTTCTCTTCTGTTGAAGGTGTAATGTCCTCACCTATCTGACCATTCTCATCAAATTCTTTAATCTTTACAATAGTATTCTTTTTAAGATTACCAAAAGAATTAGTAAACAGCGCTAATGCTGCCTTTGCATCAATCTCTGTCTTTCCTGTAGGTTTAGAAAGCATAATTGTACTCGTGCGGGAAACGGGTGTCTTACCATACTTTGCGTCATTAGTTAAATACCAAGTGATTTCATAATTTCTTACCATAATATAAAAATCCTTTCTTTAATATTATATATTTATTTTATCAAAATTATTTATAAAAATCAAATTTATTCTGCTCATTAGTGATAAGTGCAAGAACGCCTTCCCGCAATACCTCAACTGCTCTTGGGTTTGGAGTTTTATTATAGTTATCTGCTGTCTTGAGGAGATGAGAGAACTTATCAATTAATTTATCTGTTTCTTTTTCATCTACTATAATAAGACCTCTCTTGTAATTGATTAATTTTTTTGCAAGCTCAGTATCACCAAGTGATACATCAATAGCTTCACTGTAGTTCACTCCAGCTAAGTATTTTTCTAAAAAACGATACAGTCTTAATCCATTAGCAAAATTCTTGCCATTGGTCTTATTTTGTTTTAAATAATTAATTGCCATACTGCATGAACTCAGGATAGCACGATGTTCATCCATATGAGCAATTAACTCTGCATTATCAACAAAATATTTTTTCCAAATATGATTATATTTTTGATTGACTAAACAATAGTCAGTAAATAAGATTTCAAGGGGATCAATACTCTGTTTCTCAAACATTCTTATCAATTCTCGAATATCTTTTACTACGCAATGCTCACCATTTTCTAACTGTATCTCGCGGGAGACTGGTTTTCCTAGTACTAAATCTTGCACAGTTGGGATTAAAATGGCTTTAGTATCAACATCTGAATTCTCTGTCCTAAGACCGTAATTCTGTGAACCATATAAGAAGACGCCTAAGAGTTGGTCTTCTGTATAATCTTGTAGAACTCTTTCTTTATGTTCTGTTAGAGCGTCCATTATATTTCTCATTGCTTTTATCCTCTTTTTCTTTTTTATTATACATATATTATATGATAATTTTTCAAAAAAATCAAAAAAAAATGGACAAAATACGATAGTCGTATTTTGTCCAAAATATTAAGCATGAATTTTATTATATCTTCCGCTATCAACTAGTTTACTAATCATTAGTTCATAGCCATTTTTTCCAGTTATGATACTTTCAAAGATAGAAGGAGACATGCCAGACACGAATGATACTGCTGGACCTGCGTCCAAAATAGTATTCTGTCTAGCATCAACATTCCAATAGACTAGTCTTGGTAACTTATGACCATGAGCAGCCCACTTAGTGCGAACCTTATCCATTTCAGTCATAGCTGTTTTTTCTGACCATTCATCACCACTCCAGCTACCAGAACCCATGTCGATTTCCATATCAGAAATAACTACAATAGTCTCTGGAATGTCCTGTTCCTTGACATCAGGTCTATCTGCAATACTGAGAAGCATATCAAATGTCTTTACTAAATCTGTGTTTTCGCAAAGATTTGTACGACAAATTCGATATACCTTATCTGCAAAATCTACACCCTCAATTTTAATAAGTTTAGGGTCTCTACTGAAGCTGATGTAATGATTCTTGAAAGGACCGCCCGCACGTTCTGCGGCATACATTCCAAGAGAAATGGCTACATTAATTGGAGCAGATGCGTTTGAATTTACCATACTACCAGAAGTATCTACCACGCAAAGCATATTAGACTGCTTTCCATTAAAATAATCTGGAAGATTATTCCAATATTTCTCCACCATTGCACGATCAACATCAGACATATTATCATCTAAGCTACCAAAATAGCCAATTTTATCTACTACTCGTGATACACACTCATAAGGATAAAGTGCTTCTGCATTTACTTTTGTAGAAGTATCTTTAGCAAAAGCTTCATATTTCTTAGCGATTATATCTCTATGACTAAACGCATTTTTATAAATAAGACCTGCGCGGGAAGGGATCTTATCAAATTCAATATCCTGCCATCTTCCAGCACTCATGAGTCTCTCAAGTACATTTTCTTTCTCTCTTCCCCAAGATAACATTTTTCTATATTCTTTATGCGTCATACCGAAAGCTTCTCTTGTCAATTTAGCTAACTTTTTAGACTCTTTAGATGAACAATTTTCACTTTTTAACCATTTAAAAATAAGATCACTCATTACACATTTCCTTTCTTTCTTCTTCTGTCAAATATCTAAAATGTTTTCCTCTAGTTTGTTGTCTGTCTCCACGACAAACAGCTCTAATATTATTAATTGCTCCTGGATTATCAATTCCAAATTCAGAAACACAGCATTCTTTTGCTGTGATGTATTTTTTCCCACTTTCTATACATAGAATTCCTTTTGTTTTACAATTATCCCAACCATTATGAGCTTTAGTTCCAATATGAAATGTTTTATATATATTATATTTTCTTTGAAGTATTGGATAAGAAATATCTTTATATAACCAATCTCCAAATATTTTAGCTTTATTACTATATATACGAAGTCTAGGATATGGATCTCCAGGAGTTCTATCTTTTTTATTGCATAATTCAGATTCTACATTAGAATTAATATAATTAGTAAGTGTTTCAATAAGTAAATCATTATTACTAATAAGAGAAGCATATTGCTTTCCTTCTGAAGAAATAAAAAAACTTCCATCTCCATCCCAAAGACCTAAGATAAAATCTTTTTTAAATTTGTTTGGAATGTTATTCCATACATTAAGAGAGGTATCATAAGATTTTTCATTAGTAAATCCTAAATTAACTAAATCTTTATAAGTTTGCTCTCTGGTAACAGAAAAATGCCACGAATTGGTTTTTTCTTCATATCGAAGACTACTTTCTTCCATCTGTAAGAAATTTTCAAAATCTATAAGATGTTGTTTATCATCTGCTTTTAAAGCTAAATAAATAGTATTACTATTACCACTTATAGAACCATCGGCATATAAAAAACCAACCCAATAAGCTTTTTCTGAAGTATCTATATTAGAAAATATATTTTCTTTAAAATTATACTTTATAATTCCCATTGTTTATATTCCTCTATATTCTTTAAAACCATTTCTTTAAGATAATTAAACATATCTTTTTCTAATGGAGTATCTACAAGGCAATACAAGTCATCTATTCTGCCATATTCTGATACATTTTCAAGATTCTTTCTAGCTATATCAGGATAATTATTGGCTAGCCACTTATAACAAACTCTAAAGAAGTGTCTTTCTCCTTGACCTCCACGAATGTCACGCAAATAAAAGAGGCATTTAAGTGCCAAATCCGCATTCTCTTCAAAAGCGTTCTTAAACAAAAGAATACAATCATCATTTGATCGAGAGCGGTAAGCACCTCCAAGAGCAAACATATCTAATACCATTGAACGAGTTGATTTTAATGCCACGCCGCCATTCTCAGTTGTCTTATAATTTGCATCATTTACCATTTCATTTAAAAAGCTATTCATTCCTTTTTTCTCCTTTTCAACTTTTTGTTGAGGTTATATTTCATAACCTTTTTTATTACATATATATTATATAATAATTTTTCAAAAAAGTCAAAAAAATAAACCCTCACTATTTGCGAGGGTTTGTAATATAATAAATAAGAGAAACTATTCCCGTTAAAAATAATATAATAATTGTAAGAATTATTCCAACTAAGAAAGATATAGCAACTATTTTTATCATTCCGCCTAAGTCATCTCCTGTTTGAGTAGATATTTCTTCTGGATATGAAAGTTTTTCTTTGTAAATTGGAATGTATTCTTCTTTAAGTTCTAATTTTGGTTCTTGTGGTTTGTTATATGTTGCCACTTTCCTTAACTTCACCCAAGAATAGTTATAAACCATTTCAATATCAGTATCTCCAGATGCACACTGTCCATCTTTATATGATAAAGTATAGACGGTACCAGTATCCCAAGAATCTATTTTATAATTACAAAGGTATCCTAAGTAGTCTCCGCCTAATTGCCAATAGCCACATATATGGTCTTCATTAGTGTTTGCAAAGAATCCATAATGGTATTGGTTTTGATATGTTTCAAGCTGAGTTCCCGCAGGAAAGAGAGTAATAATATCATTTTTATTTATGCGGAATTCCGTAGTATAACTCTTCACTGTTTCTTCTCCATCAAGGAAGTTATGCGTGATTTTTATTAAATAAGTTTCTTCAGTTTCTTCACCTTTCTCTATTGCATATGATTTCTCAATATCGAAAGTATTTTCTTCTTTTACATTTTCTTCTTCAGCTGCGGCATATGGATTATTATAATAATCATTTATTATATTATTATACTGCTCAACTGACTCATATCCGGCACCAAGGATTTTCTCTTCCTTTTGTTTATAAGCATCTAGATCCTGTTTATATTGAGCATAGTCTTTATCATATTGACTCTGTATCTGCTCATTTTCCGCTCGGATGGCAGCAGCTTTAGCGTCTTCCGCCTGATTATATGCTTCAATTGCCGCGTTTTGTTCATCGATACTAGCTCTCTCTTGCGAAGACACTTCTGCATAGACAGTAACACTACGATACCCACACGTCAAATAGGTCGTTAAGATACCTAAAACAAGCAATTTTTTTATTCGATTTTTCATTACTATACCCCTTCCTCTTGAGAAAGAAAACGATATAAAAATATCGTTAGTTTTTAGTTATAAAATGCAAAAAAGACGCGGAAGAGATTCGAACTCTTATTACTGGAGTTGCAGTCCAGCACCTAACCTTTCGGTCACCGCGTCGTAAGAATGGCGAAACTCCCACGTTTAGGGGCGCTATATATAAACTTCTTCTCGATTTTTATTACTAGGGACTAAATCTTGAAGTTCGTTTATATATTCTTTGTTAATCGCCATTCAATGTAATGACAGTTGAAAAAATCAACCTTTGTCTGTTTTAACCAAATATTATCCTTGATATTATTTGCTGAACGTCCCAAATGGCGGTTTCCAGGGTATCTTTTCTGAGCCAGCTCACCGCCAACGGTTGCTCAGACTTTATCGCTACACACTTATCTAGAATTGTCTCGCTCTCCCTTAGTGCGCCTGATGAGACTCGAACTCACATGGAAGTATTCTTCCGCAGGATTAAAAGTCCTGTGCCATACCATTAGGCGACAGACGCATTTTTCTAGGGGGGGGACGAAAGAAGATCAAACCTTCTCAAAAAATCAAACAATCATAAAGAGTTGCTGTACTCCCCCTAAGCCAGCAGAGGGATTCGAACCCCCGTACAGTGATTACAAATCACTAGTCCTACCGTTGGACGATGCTGGCACTATAGTGGCTTTAAGGTCAGCCAACCGCACATTTCTTTCCTCTTATTTATAGTGTATTCAGTCACATTTGCTTACTGGCTCCACTATGGGGAGAGAAATCTATCTATTTACTTCTCCATGTTCCTAATCTGTCTAGCAATCTTTCTAACCACGCCAGAACTCTTAATATTCTTTGGAGAACCATATAATTTATTATATCTGTCTTTTAATAATGCTAACTTATTTTCTTTATTCATTCTTTTTATCTCCTTCTTTGTTGTCATTTAGGATAAGTACTGGTGGAGGGAGTCGAACCCCCACAAAACCCGCGTTCGTAGCGCAGTGCTCTTTCCATTGAGCTACACCAGCGAATAACAGGGGACGGTGGAGTCGAACCACCCCAAAAAGCTTCAAAGGCTTCTGCACTAACCGATATACTAGTCCCCTAGAGCTGGAGGTACAGGAATCGAACCTGTAATCTTCAGAATCAGAATCTGCTGCGATACCAATTTCGCTAACCCCCAAGGTACTACAAAGACTACTTCTCCACATATAGCGGTTCATCAATTTAATCTCGAGAGGATTTCAAGACCGTGTTGAAGTAATTCTTTGCAGGTTTTATATATTTCCCGCTCTCCCAAAATACCGTGGAACCTTCTACCCACCCTCAGTCTTTTCAGTCGTAGTAGAGGTTTTAAGTTTTGACCGCACTTTACGGTTCTTTTTAAAACTTAAAGTCGGGGTGGCAGGATTCGAACCTGCGGCTTCTTCATCCCAGGTGAAGCGCTCTAGCCAAGCTGAGCCACACCCCGAAACTCAAGGCACAATGTGGGTGATTAATTAAAAGTTAATTCCAAAAGTTGTTGCTGTGTGTGCCTTTGTTTATTTCTATAATACTCCATCACCATGCAGGTGTTATACATTAGGACTCAAACCTAAATCTGGACTCTGTGCTTCCTGTTTTATCAATTAAACTATGCAGATGGAAATATTATATAAATATCTTTTGATATATATATTATATCATAAAATTTTTAAAAAGTCAAATGAAGTTTTTTACTTAGAAAAAACTTTGTTTTTTCTTTTTCATTTGATATATATATTATAACAAAAATTTTTTATAATTTCAAATGAAGTTTTTATTCAAGATTTTTTTATTTCTTTTCTTTTTCATTTGATATATATATTATATCAAAAAATTTTTAAAAAATCAAAAAATTATAAATTATATTTTTTCTTCTTTAAACTAATATCTTTATTGTTCGCTTCTTCCTTTGTGATAACCGGAAGCTTATTAGCTTGCTCAAATGCAGTCTCAACATCTCCATTCCCGCCGAGTTTTTTGTATGGATAATACATAGATTTCAAAGTGGAAAGTTCCTCTATTGTAATCCCTCCGCGGTCAATATATGTATCTACATTATGAGTAATTCTATCGTGAATAATACCATTGATAGCAGAACCCACTATCTTATCATATTGTTGCATTTCTGAAAAATTATTCGTAAGAAGAAAAACATTATTGATTAATTCCTTAGACACTGATGTTAATTCACGAATACTATCCGTGTTTTCCCCAATAGCAGCGGCGTGGATATTAAATCTTTCCGCACCAGTAGCTTCCCTCTCTTGGAGTCCTCGCTTTAGCTCTTCTTTTGTTGCATATGAATCTTTTTTATCCTGAGTTTGAAATTTTCTAGCCAATAAAAATTCAATAAATTTCAATAAGGCTGTACAAATACCGCCTCCCGCAAGAGCTATTATTAAATCGTGTAGCATAATTTCAATCTCCTCTTGTTTATTATTGTGGTGTTACCTCTTCAGTAGGAGCTGCTACTTCTGCAACTGTAATATTGTTAGTAACAACACAATTCTTAATAGGGATAATCTGCCCTAAAGTGTAAATATTTAAAAGTTCTGTGACCTTTGCACCAAGAGCCTCTAAACTGTCTGTTGTATAAATTGCTCCATCGCTTTTGAGATAATAACTATATTTATCTGAGGCGGAAGCTGTCTTAATTAAAATAGAATACATAAAAACCTCCCTTTAATTTGTAGCAAATACATAATCAAGTTTAAACTTGATAGGTAGTGAGATAACAGAATGGTTTTTGTCCACTTCTCCAACTGGAAGCTTAATTGCAGTAATCTCTGGAGTACAGACTAATTCTTCTGTTTCTTCTCTGTTAATATTTAAAAATGTTTCTGGCATTGTTTCAAACATTCCTGTTTTACCTATGTGAATTATTCTAGGAGTTTGTCCTGTTGTAAGTATTATTGGATAATCTATTCCTCTTGGTTCGCAAACATAACCTAATTTATTGATAGGAGTGTTTGCAGACCCAGTAAGCAAAGACACAGGAATAGAACGGTAAAGCACAGTAATAGTTTTTTCTCCATTGCCTAGCGGAATAGTGATATATTCGCTAGTCCCCTGTGACATTACATCACTGAAATTAGTTATTTGTTGTATATTATTCATTATTATCTCCTATCTTTTATAATAAAATGCGGGAACCGGTTAGAGATCTCTAATCTGGGGATATGTCTCCTTAGCCGGTTCCCGCACCCTTTATTCCCATATTTGAATGATAGTATTGTCCTGTTTTTCATATCGAAGTTTGGTCATGTCTTCGTCTCTTTCTTGAAGTATTAATTTATAATACCCTCTTTTGTTCATCGCGTCTTCTGTAAAACCAATCATTCGCTTTGTATCTTCAATTATCTCTTGAGGGCATAAATCAATCTGATGTTCATTTATTAATTTAGCGTACATATTTCTTGCTTTTAGTCTAACCTTTCTAGTATTTTTATATTGTCTCGCTCCATCTTTGAACAATGCAATCCTCCAACTCTTCATAGGTCAACTTTAAATTTTCATTTTGCATATCGCGTGGTTCTAACACTAATCGTTTATAACCTTGTTCTTTTAAAAATTCATCAGAAAAACCTATTATTCGCTGACCTTTTTCAATTATTTCTATTGGACAGTATTCTATTTGATTACCTTCTATCAATCTAACGTACATTTTAGAACCCCCCTAATATTTTAGCTTAAGTGACTTTAACAGTACTGTGCTATTATATCGAACTCTTATAAGAGTGTTTTTATATCCAGTGTTGTATGAAGGCCCGTCATAACAAACTATATTATTAAAATATACTTTTACAGCACCAGAAGGCTCTCTCTCAATCTGAACTTCAAAATCTTGATTGAGAACCATCGCTTCAGGCAGTCCGACTGAAGTATAAGTCCATTGTCCGGTTTGTATATCTAAGTGATAGCCATTAGCGTCGTTGATTATCTGAAAGGTTGTCGAGGTATTCCCATCGGATACAGCAATCTGGATACCTAAATTAGATAATAGACTTGCATTAAATGTAGCTAATAAAGTTATCTTTTCATTACTATTAGTAGGTGTTTCTACTGTTACATTTTGTGAGTTATTAACAGTAAATAACTGTCCTTCAGAAGTTAAAGTATATCCACCACCATAGCCATTGTTTCCGGAAACAGTAAATCCGTTATTTTTCAAATCTCCTTTACTCGCATCCCACTCAAAAGTCCAGTCACTAGGGATAACTTGTAATACTTTAGCTAGGATTCTTCTTCTAAATCTACTCACTATCCAATCACCGCCTTGTTATTAACAATAGATAGCTCGTAATAGGTACTAGCCTCTAATGTTGGAGAATTGCCAATAAAAGTTACTGTAGCAGGTAATGAGAGATTGCAACCACTTGAACTTGTAGTAAATGCGCACATATACTCGTCATAGTAGTTACCAGCCGCTAATGTTAATGTTAAATCACTAATACCTGTTGCTGTATTACTAAATAAACAGAATACATTAGGACTTAATTCTTTTGATACTGTTCCACTTGATGTTACTCTCTCGCCTTGGTGAACTAAATCTTGTCCGTTAGCTCCATCTACACCATTTGCAACATCAAATGTATGTACGCCTGTCTTATCTGTAATGCTTACGTTGTGACCTGTACTTGTTTGTGTTACTTCAACAACAGGACTGAAACCATCTTGTCCATCTGTTCCGTTTGTTCCATCTGTACCATTAAGAATTGTTGTAGTGTGAACACCATTAACATCTGTTATATCTAATTTTGTTCCATTACTGACCTCTGTCATTGATACTGTTGGACTATATCCGCTCTCACCCTGAACACCTTGTTGTCCTCTCTCGCCTTGTGGACCTGCGGGGCCTCGCTCACCTTGAATACCTTGATCGCCTTTTACACCATTCATAATATCTAGGGTAGCTGTTTGTGATACATTATTAGTATCTTTCCATAAAAAAGTTACTCTATAACCACCTGTAATTGCTTCAATAGACTGAATTTGACAATTAGCGCCTGCCGCACCTGTATCGCCTGTGTCTCCTTTAGCGCCATCCATAACATCTAAAATATCTGTGTGTGATACGTCTTCAGTGTCTTTCCACAAAAAAGTTACTCTATTACCACCAGTAATTGGTTCGATGGATTGAATTTGACAGTTTGCCCCTTTTAAAACACCCATCCCGCTAAGATTTTGATCTACATACTTTTTGCATAAAGCATAAGTAACAACTGAAAGTCCCATATTACACCTCCTTTATATTTGATGCCAAGTTTTATCATTACCTAAAATCCATACAGAAGAATCCTCAATTACGAGACAAGTGCTGCCAACTGCATAATCAGTAGGTATTTCACTAATATCAGTTAAAGCATCAGCAACAATATCTGCATAGTATGGAACTATGTTGTTTGAATTTTGATATGAACTATATGCCATTGTAAATATGTCTCCTTTCTTTCTTCTCTAACCTATATGAATTTTATATTACATTAACTATCTTTTCTTGCCCAATAGCAAAAAGCGGAATTTCCAAACAAAAAAATCCAAAGGCTATTTTGGTTTTTCCTAGGACGCTCGCTTCCTGCCCAAGCAGATAGATGATACTTATACTTACTCTTGATATTTCTATATACAAAAAAATGACCTCTCGCAGATGAGAGGTCATTCACAACAAAAAGAGGCTTGATAAATTTAACATTTTATCTTTTGAGAAACACTAATACAAAACGGAGCCAGTTTTATGATGTCACGTTCTGCATCAGTATAAGCGGAGCGTAGAGGATTCGAACCTCTGGTGCGGAGTTACCCGCACACCTCATTAGCAGTGAGGCACCTTAAACCAACTCGGACAACACTCCAGAATAGTTATGCATAACAGGGGTACGAGGATTCGAACCTCGGCTGACCTAGTTTTGGAGACTAGCGCTCTGCCAACTGAGCTACACCCCTAAAATATAAAATCCTTAACTCAAATTAAACAAAATATCTTACATCCTCGCCTAGACATACGTTCAGGGGTCTGCGGGGCCTCGGCTAATGCCATCCACATCCATATATTTTATTTACCCTCAGACATTAAGCAATTCTTATTAAGGATTTTATTTAAAATACTTCATAAGCAATTCAGTCGGAAACCTTATGCTTAGCACAATTAGCACTTGCTTACTCTATATTTTATCTAGTATTATTTTCCGATGTAAATAATAGTCCGCTTATGTACTTTCCCCTATTTAACGTATAGGTAGGACAATAACGCGCTCTTTAGTCACCCCTACGATATGGTTCGGCTATGCAGATATATCGTTTCACCGCATAACAGGTGCATTATCCCTTTTTCCCAAGAACGATGTAGAGAAAGAGCCTTCAGCCATAGGAGCAGCTCTCATGATGTCTCTCTAACGAGGAATTTTGAGATTTTGACTGTTACCAACCCCGCCTATATTCACGGCTCTCTACATTCAATTTTAAATATGTTATACTTATTAACAGTATAAAAGCGGGTGATGGGAATCGAACCCACGTATCTAGCTTGGAAGGCTAGTGTTCTACCAATTGAACCACGCCCGCATATTTACCCTCTTATAGGGGATGATATTACCACACCTAGTGGCAGAGGTAATATCATCTACAGTTTCTGTTTATTGGTACTGCTAAACCTCCAGTTTTTAAGCTAACCGAATCTCACGGCGTCAAGCTATATTTCGAGTGCATGAGCGATCTGGGAATCGAACCCAGAAAACCGAGATTTTGAATCTCGTATGTATACCACTTCCATCAACCGCCCCAATTTTTACCTAGCGTTTCAGGTATCAGTAAGAATGTTTTCTAAATCGGAGAGATAGGATTTGAACCTATGTAACCGGCTCCCAAAGCAATTAAGTTAATAATAATTTGCTGGATGAGTATTCGGTCAACACTCGTAATGTAACGGTGCTCTATCCACTAAGCTACTCTCCGAAAATAGGCAGGGTGAGATTCGAACTCACGAAGACCGAAGTCAACGCTTTTACAGAGCGTCTGCTTTAACCACTTGCATACCTGCCTATATAGTTCTTTTCTTTTCGATTTACATCTAGCTAGGGAAAGTGAACCAAACTCTCTGTTTGATACTCCCGCATCGAGCCTAGCAAATCAATGCGTTCAACGTATAAGTCGGGAGAGCAGGATTCGAACCTACAACATCGCAACACCAAATGTCAAAAGAATTAATTGCAGTTACGGTCTACATCTAGACCAATCTTTATACGCGCTCTACCTATTGAGCTATCTCCCGAAAAACAAAGCACATAATTTACAGGAATCGAACCTGTGAAAGTAGTTTTACAGACTTCTTTTTTAACCATACTTGAATAATTGCTGTGTGTGCTTTTGAGTTGCAGAGGAGGGAATTGAACCCTCGTTACACGGCTTATGAGGCCGGGCTGGTACCTCTCCAGTCCACTCTGCGATATTATTTAAAAATACCTCTTGAATACACATGTTCCCTTACGTCGTAGAGGTTCGTTTCGGTGTGACCAGCACTCTGAGGTCGTGGATTCGTGACACTATCCTTTGTCCAATCCTCTCATTCTCCTAGCGGATAGTTCAAATGAGCGGTTAATTTTAGCGGTCCGGATGGGGTTCGAACCCACGACCTCCGCCGTGACAGGGCGGCGCTCTAACCAGCTGAGCCACCAGACCAAATCAAGAGCTGACATAGGGACTTGAACCCTAAACCTATTGCTTACTAGGCAATTGCTCTAGCCAGTTGAGCTATATCAGCACATGGCAGTTCACGCATCTGCCAATTAATCGTCTGCTATCTATTTTCTCAAAGGCGCCGATAGTGACCAATTAATGTTTTCTACTTGTCTGTTGCAATCATCACAAGTAGGCGTGTTGAGTGGAGCTTATGGGAATTGAACCCATCTGATTTCCTCTTTGCAGGAGAGGCGACCACCCCTTGCAGTCCCAAGCCCCATATAAAAATCAACTAAAGGTTAAGCGGTTTACATTTTTCAGTAACACTTTAAATACGAAGGATTTTTACGCTTTCGCAACCAACCTCACTTTCCTCATATACCTAACCGAGCGATTGGACCTGACTCGTTTCAGTTGATTTAAATTTCTTATTTCTTACATATATATTATATCAAAACTTTTTGAAAAAATCAAATTTTGATATTAGTGACGGGTAGGGGATTCGAACCCATGATTCCACCGTGAAAGGATGGTGTCTTAACCACTTGACCAACCCGCCATGCGTTTTTCTTTTCTTTATCTTATGTATATATTATATCAAAAATTTTTGAGAAAATCAAATATTTTTGAAAAGTTAGTTTTTGTTACCTTCAGTGCCTAGACCTGGAATTGAACCAGCGACACAGACTGAAGTGAACTAAGTGCCGAGAGATGGAGTCGAACCATCACCCTCTGGTTTTTCAGACCAGCGCTCAGACCGCGTAAGCTATCTCGGCTTAGTCACCTCACTGAGGTTCGAACCCAGATTTGCAGCATGAGAGGCTGCTGTCCTAGACCAATTAGACGATGAGGCGAGAAAGCTAGTAAAACCCGACTAGCAACGGAGGTGTTGTTGGCTTTTAACGTCATCTAACATTTTTCACTCTACGTCGTTGGGACGAAATGACTCAGCCAGGATTCGAACCTGGGTCCCCGCCTTGAAAGGGCAGCGTCTTAACCTCTTGACTACTGAGCCAGCTATATGCGTTTGCTTTATTTTTACGAGTAATCAAACACTAATGGAAACTCGGTTCTTTTAATGAGGTTGTCTCCTCAATGAAGATAGGAAGAGTTGTGGGTTACTGCCGACCTCTTTCTTCAAGCCTTTTCAGTTAAAAAACATGCTAACTATCTTCGTTTTTTCTTTTCTTTATCTTATGTATATATTATATCAAAAATTTTTGAGAAAATCAAATATTTTTGAGAAACACGCGGGTCAGACTCGAACTGACGTCTCCAGCTTATCACACTGTTGTTCTACCAACTAAACTACCGACGCGCGGACATTGGGTTGTCCTCAAAAAAATAATTAACGAATTTAAATGAACATCTCTGCAGCGATGTCGCACAGACTTTCTTCATCTAGCCCGCACTAGAATATCCGGCGGAACAAGTGGGGTTCTTCATCACCCGTCTAACTTTACCCCCATATTTCCTGACTCTTGTTCAATCCATACACTCATAAGAGGCACATAAAAGCCTTTTATAAGCTTTCATAGAGTAATCAGCTCTATTCCTTTTGTTAATTCGTTTCGCCATTGGCTGATTAGACCTAGGCTAACTCCGCAAGTAGGACTCGAACCTACGACATCTTGATTAACAGTCAAGCGCAACTACCAACTGTGCTACTGCGGAATGTGCTAATTTTTTGTTGATAAAGTATTTTTTCTTATCTTTATTACATATATATTATAATATAATTTTTTATAAAAGTCAATTAACTTTTAAGTAGTGAATCCGAGACTCGAACTCGGGACCTTTGGTTTTATCATAACTAGAATTTTTACTCTACTACTTCCTCCATTCCTAAAATTTTCTCTGCAAGGTAGTCTTTAGCAAATGAAATACCTTTAATTTGACCACTTTTTGTTGGAATTAAACGAAGTGTTTTTGCTCTATTTCCGCACTCTTCAAAAGGAACTAAATAAAAATTACCTTCATGTTCAGTCATAAAATAATCTACTGCATTTTTATCATAAATTCGTCTAGTATAACCTTGTTTGTTATGTGTTACAGAGCATAAATTAAAAACTAATGCAGTACCATCTTCATTTAAATGACTTGTTTTTACTTGAATTTTTAAAATATCCCCCCCTGTATCAACAAGCATATCATATTGATAAGGAACTTCCGGAATAGATACTAAAAATCCATTTTTTAAGAACCATAATTCACATTCTAATTCAGTAATTTTCCCTTTCAATAAAGTCGGGGAAATTTGATCCATTTCTCTAATTTTCATTTAATATTTCATAAAGTAAAATATTCTGTTTAGATAAGACCACTGCTCTCACCTACTGAGCTAATTCACTATATTAAACGGTGAATAATACTCACCGCATAATACCTGTGTAGTTTACCGACGTAACACAGATAGTCGTACCATCTTTCCATGAAACATATTATGCTTTTGCATTTCTCTTATCTTTTGTACATATATATTATATCATAAAATTTTGTAAAAATCAAATATTGTTTTTGATATAATCTTTTTTCTTACCTTATCTTTATTATATATATATTATATCATAAAATTTTGTAAAAATCAAAAAGCTCACTTTTCTTTGGTATTTATATACTAAATATATCGTAAATCAATTACACATAGATGTCCAAATTTTTTAACGTGTTAAATTTGATAATTTCTTTCTCTAGCAAGTTTATTCATATAATTTTTATATTTTCTCATCTGTGCTTGACTGTCCCACGACCAAAAGCAAAGACACTTTTCTTTATTAAAGGAAAAATGGTCTGGCTTAAAGTCTTGATTCAATAGCCATTTTAAAAACTCTGCGGGAGATATTCCCATTATTCGTGCGGGATGCCACCAATATCCAGAGCCTCCCGCCAGATTATCCACGCAATTACAATGCCATCTTTCGTTACTCTTCCATTCTGTCTGCTTATATAGCATCCCGCACCTCCTTAATTATAAATTTAAACTTGCCAATAAATCAAGAGTTTCCTTCTTCTCCTGTTCTGTTAACTCAGAACTTTGCACTGTCGCTGAAGTTGGTGTCGCAGCAACCCCGGGTATTACAGTATCTTCACCATTGGATACATTTACCTTTGCCGCGGTAAGAGTAATCTTAATCTGGACTATTTCGCCATTTTCCTCGACTGGAATTCTCAATTCCTTGCCACCATTATAAAGAAAACTTCCTTCAAATGTTTCTAGAATCTTTTTAGTAATTTTTGCCTTAGCTTCTGCGCCTCTTACTGCCATACCTTAATTCCTCTCTTTCTTTACTTTATATATATATTATAACAAAAAATATATTAAAAATCAATCTTCCTTTGAAAACCCACTTTCTGAAGAACCAAAAGGCAGATTTAGAAAAATTGTGAATAACAATCATCACACACTAAAAAATCCTCTTCTACTTTGCTCATTGCTCCGCATAGATGCCCCTCATTTGCCTTTAACGCTTTTCCGCAACATACACAGTTCTCTTGTACCCATCCAGATGGAATAGTAAAATCCACATTGCATTTATATGGAATATAAGTATAAAACTGCCATTCTTTACAATCCTTTAGCATATTGTCAACTTTATCTATTGTTTGATGCAACTCAGTCATATTTAAAGTTTCAATATAATTATGTTCATTATAATAACCAACAGAAAGATTAACCGCGGCGATCCCCCATTGTGGTCCAAAGATGCTAATATCAGTGAATGTTCCTATTTCTGTCTCAAAACCGTATGATGTAATCTTTTTTTCAAAATCTTTATTATCACATTCGTAATAAACAGCGTCTTTGCTTCCTTGTCTATCTAACTGTATCAATGCACGACAATCCTCAAATGGACAGTCTGGATATTTCTTAACTAAAGTATCCGCTCCAATCCCGCCTCTTTCTTCTAAATCAGTTAGGATTATCGAAGGGCGGTATCCGCGTTCCAATAATTCAATAATTACGTAGTTCCCGGCTCTGTCATCTGCCCCCAACCCCTCAGGAGACCATAAAACAGTCTCCTTCTGGTCATAATAGAAAGTTGTAGGCGGTTTGGAGAATACCGTATCCATATGGGCACATAGACAGATAGGAAGATCGCCTTCCGCAATTATATACATATTGTTGCTAATTATTTTCTGGTATCCTTTACTCTTTAGATATTTTATCATTACTTGCTGAAGTTGTGTCTTCGAAATACTGCACAACTTTTTGATAAGATTCAGTCTCATTTTTCCACCCCTTATTTTTTTCTCTTGTAATTATAAGTTCATTATCCTTAAACTTTTGTGATAATTCTTTCATTTGCTGGCATAAATTACATTTCTCTTGCATACAACGCTGACCGCATTTTAATCTCTCTGAACCAAAGTGAGGTATCAACCCGCCATTCTGAAAAGGTTCTGTAAAACCTACGATAAGTTTACTCAAATCGCCCATCCATTGTTTGTTGCGGTAAATCTCATATGTAACAGAAAGGCGGTCTTCCGCACCACCTAGTTCAAAAACATCAACATATGGTTCATACAACTCAGTATCTTCGGGGCGGATAAAAAATTTAGAAGAATCAGGAATTACTTCTTTAAACCCAACTTTATATTGAGCGATATTAGGAATAACACGAACTTTAACATTCTTAGATTTACAATATTCTCCAACTTTTATAATATTAAATCCAAGGGATTCTGTGATATAAACTTCAGAAGCTCCCTTCTTAATTAAACCATACACCTCATCTCCTGTGTTCGCACAGTTAGCATAAAAATAAGGTATTTCTGCGGAATTAAGCTCTTCACGAATTTCATCATTAGCGGCGGTGATACGAACAATACAGTTATTATGTACTCTTTTGCACATTTTAATAGTAGGGATAAGAGCATCTTTTTCTTTCTGAGTTGGTGAAACATTAATAATAATAGTCTGACCTTCCGCCCAGTTCTCTTTTGTTATCATATCTACAATTCCCGCATTATAATCATAAATAACTTCATCAATAACATCTTTATATCTGAAGTCTTTGTAATATGGAATACAATATTTCATTTAGCAACACCTCATATATTTTTACTTTTTCTTATTTATATTATAACTTAATTTTTTAAAAAAAGCAAATCATTGATAGTTAAAGTATCATATTTTGTATAAGATATTCTGATTAATGTGATATTATTATCTTTACACCATTGATTTTTAAATTGATCATGCTGTTGAGTTATTTTAAATTTTTCAGGATTATCATATTGACCATTACCTATAACAAAATGTTGAATACCATCATATTCAATTAATATATTATAATCTGGTAAATAGAAATCAAATTTAGCTAATCTTTGAGTGTCCGGAAAAAGACAAGTGGGGAAAGTCTTTTCTCTTTCATATAAAATATTATTTTCTTTTAATATTTGACTAATTTTTTGTTCTCCATATGAATTATTTCGTTTACATCCACAAGATTTTGTATTACCTGTAATTAAATCATGACTGTTTACATCACATTCATTACCACAGTCACATTTACAATGCCAAATAATATTTCTATTATTATTACTTCCATTTGGATATAAAGCAGTTAACATATTAAATTTTTGATTTGTTAAATCCTTCATTCGAGAATGATTATATTCAATAAGTGATTTAGTACTTTTACAACCACAAGATGTAGCTCCCCCTGAGCGTAGACGACTACCTTGAGTTATTATTATTTTCCCACATTCACATTTACATTTCCACATAGCATTTCCATATTTATCACTAGGGGCTTCTTCAATTACTGTTAATAAACCATATTTTTGTCCTAATATATTTATTTTTTTACTCATAATATCAATAAAAACTCCTTTCATTTTATTTGATATTATATATAAAAACAAGGCAGGTAATATTTACCTGCCTTGACCAGCTTTTTATTTATTACTCAGCATTTTCGCCAGTAAACAGACGATACGCCATTACTTTCCTACCATTTTCGAGTTTAGCCTGTTCCTTCTCGACTTTCTCACTTTTTACCAACTGAGTGAGCCTTGCGACAACCTTAGACTTAGTAATCTCTTCATAGCCCTCGATGGCGTTTACCTGAGCAGTGATCGCATCAACACCCTGAAGCTCAACTGAAAGAACGCTCTCTACTACTGCACGAAGTTCATCACCTTCCGCCTTAGTCTTAGCAGCACGTTCCTGCGCCTTAGCAGCCTTTGCGTCAAGCTGGGCAATAGCTGTATCAGCATATGCAATAACGTCCTCTGCAGTTACCACATCGCCGAAGTCAATGCCATCTGCTACTGCCTTAATTGCCTCAAGTACCATTCTCTTTGTAATATTCTTTGTCTTTGCCATAATCATAATCTCCTTTTCTTTGAAAAAATGTTTATTTGTTTCTTTATCTTACATATATATTATACTAAAAATTTTGTGAATTTTCAAACGAGTCTTTTAGGGGCGGCTGCTCTGCTACCCCTAGTTGACTTGTTAAAGTTTAACCGTGAAGTTCATCGCCATCCTTAAGCTCTGCCTTTTTAAGGTTATATGCAAGAGTATTTTGCCATTCGTCTTCTGAAGACTGCACTTCCTTAGATATATAATAGGTATACTCGCGTACATCCCAATAAGTCTTTCTTAAAGTGCAAGGACCAATTCTTTTAAAACGAGAATCCTTCTCCAAACAATTATTACATTTGCAAATAGGAATAAGACCATCAGGGCAATTATTAAAGAATGAGTCTTTATCTTCAAGCATAATATTATACCAATGGAAATCATCAATTTCGTCCTCAAGAGTAGCTTCTACTTCAGCCATTGTCCTAATAAAAGCATTATGATGTTCTAACCCATCAAAACGTTCTCTTCCCCCAAGAGGGAAGAAAGGTTCTCCGCACTCTGGACACTTTTTGATATATCGGTCTACACAATGTTCACATAATGAAACTTCTTCTCCTGTCGAAGAAAGTTTTACATGAACATGTTTTACCAAAGGATCTCTACTCCTACAAAAATCACAGCGGAATGCGTCTAGGCAACTATCACAAATAACCTCTCCAGTATCACAATAGCGGTCATTGTAATCTTCAACGTAGTCATTTTTATATAACGCAGAGTCTCCGCAGCATAAACAAGGTGCCTTCCCGCTATATGAA